TGACGAACCAGAGAATAAACTGCCCCTCTGCCTTGAGTGCCATGACATTATCCATAATGAGTTGGGGGATCTGGTACAGGTGGGGGACAAGTGGGCGATTAAAATAAGATAACCCCGAAAGGGAAAGGAGTAAGCAATGAAGATAATTAACCTTCAGAGCGAGAATGTAAAACGGTTAAAAGCCGTAGAGATAACCCCCCAGGGCAACATCGTAGTAATTGGAGGGGAGAATGCCCAGGGCAAGACTTCGGTATTGGATTCTATATTTATGGCATTGGGCGGCAAGAGCAGTATCCCCAAAGAACCAATTCACCGTGGTGAAGATAGTGCAATGATCCGGCTGGAGTTGGATGATCTGATAGTTACTCGCTCATTCACTCCCACCAGTACCTATCTCAAGGTTGAGAATAAGGAAGGAGCAAGTTTCAAATCACCCCAATCTATGCTTGATAAATTGGTCGGGAAGCTATCCTTTGATCCAATGGACTTTCTTCGCATGAAACCCAAGGAACAACATCAAACTCTGAAGGATATAGTTGGCCTTGACTTCACCGAGCTGGATACTCAACGCCAGACGATATACGACCAGAGGCGTGACCTCAACCGTGACATTGATAAGATGAAGGGGACTATAGCACTGAAAGACTTCCCTCCCGATACTCCCGATGAACCGATTGATGTTGACCATTTAATGCACCAAGCTCAGGAGGCAAGACTGCTTAATGCCAATAACGAGTCACAGAGAAGACAATTGGTAGTGGTTAAGGATGGGTGGGTTGAAATCGCTGGCAAGATAGACAAGAAAAATGCAGAATTAAAAGCTATCAAAGCGGATTTACTTGTCCTCAGAGATGAACTTGAAGTAATTCGTGTCAATGGGGAAGTATTAGATAAAGAAGTTAAAGAATTAAAAGATGTTGACCTTGAACCTATTGACACCAAGATCCGCAACTCTAATGAGATCAATATAGCAGTTCGCAATAAGCAGGAGAAAGCATTATTCAAAGAAGAGCTAAAAGAACAAACCAAGCAGGCAAAGGCACTTACTGACCAGATATCTGAAATAGACCAGCAGAAAGAGACTGCATTGAAAGAGGCTGAGTTCCCTGTCCCCGGTCTATCTTTTGACGAGAGTGGAGTAACTTACAATGGTATTCCTTTCGATCAGGCGAGCGGGATGGAGCAGACAAAAATCTCCCTTGGGATGGGAATAGCATTGAACCCAGAGTTAAGGGTATTACTGGTTAGGGAGGCATCAGTTATTACTCCGAAATCTCTGGAAGCAATAGCAGAGTTTGCCAAAGAAAAGGATGTGCAACTTTGGTTGGAAGACTGCAGAGCTACAGATGAACAAGCGTCAGTGATCATTGAAGATGGTATGATAAAAGCAAAAGGAGGCATTAAATGATTAATGAAGAAAGAATATGGAGTGAACTCAAGAAGTTGGGAGAGGTTAATCTCGAACATCACAACAGGATACTTGAGCTGGAAAAAGGCAATGACTATATTGATGAGAACTTGAACGAAGTGTTTGACGACTTCTCCGATTCAATCGTGGCCAATATGGAACGGATAGAGATTGTAGAGGAGTTTGTTTCTGAGCATGAGTCTGAGATAACAATACTCCGAGACTCTCTTATCGAGGCAAACAAGGAACTGTTCCGTAGGCTAAATGCAATTAGTGTGTTATATCGGAAGGTACGCTTGAACTCTAACCGTTCCCATCACTCAATCAACCGCATAGAGAACATGCAGGAGGAGATCAATGAACTTAAAGTTGGGAAAAATGTCAATAAGTCTGGGAAGAAGAGATCCTCTACGAAAAAAGGTTATGAACCTGGAGTATCGCCAGCAAGCCTTCGACCTGCAACTACAGATGTTATTCAACCTATTGAGAAAGATTGAGGAGGCGATACAGAAAGACAAGAAGAAGACGAGAATCATAACCAGGGGAGGATAGGATGAAGTATATAATACTAATTCTATGCTTAGTAGCCCTAGTTATCTCAATACTATTTATTACTGGCTGTTCAAGGTGTTCATTCAATGCAGGAATAGGATATAGATCAGTTCCCCCCACCCTACCCAAGCCAATTATCCATCAGCTTCAAGCGATCCAGTCATTAGGATTTAGCCCAGTATATATTGATTTAATAATGAAGTTCTTAGAGAGTGGTGGATTGGAAGTACTATTCCACAAGGAGAACCGGACAGACTTGGGTATATGGGTTGATTTCTTAGTTGACTGAATGCTATAGTGAACACGTGTTCCAAGGAGTGGTATAATGAATGAAACTTGTGAAGATTGCATTCACTTCATAGAGAAAGAATCGGAGATGACCGATGAGCAGATCGTTGAATTACTTGATGATGATGACGCCGAAGGAGTATGCAACTATTACGGATATCCAGTATCTCACCGAAGTAATTGTTGGCATTTCGCTTCGCCCCCGGATGCAGAATAATATCAGCCAACGTTCTGACCACAGTTGGTACATATCTGGCTATCGTTATCCAACCTATCAAGAGGAGAAGTATGATGAGTAAATCTCAGGACAAGAAAGGAGATATTCCAGCATATCCAGTCAGTTTTATCCAGACAGGTGTTACTCTCCGTCAATATTATTCAGGGCAAGCACTATTAGGATTGTTATCTGCCGAAGCACATCCAAGTTCAATAGGTTGCTGGGATAGTCATAAGGAGAGAGCAAAACAAGCAGTTCTCGCTGCAGATGCGTTAATCAAGGAGGTATGTTAGATGAAGAAGTATTTTAAGGGACTACAACCTGATCCTGAGGACACAAGGGATTACCCAGTATCAGCATATTTAGCATGGGACCTGGAGCTTGCCGGACTCCCCAGGACTTATACCGTACCGAACATTACACCAGTACGTGACCAGGGCAGGCTAGGATCTTGTGCTGCCTTTGCTTCAGTAGTGGGATTGAAGGAACAGCAAGAGTTTACGGAAAGGCTATCTCACAAGGTTAAGACTTCGGTAAAGCTATCCCCATTGTTTGTCTACCAGCTTGCCAAGCTCACGGATGGACTGGCCGGGGAGGGAACATATCTTCGCTCCGTCCTGAAGGTTATGGCTGAAACTGGGGTATGCTTGGAACAATGCCTCCCTTATCGGCCCCGTATAGGCTTAACTCCGTGTTCAGACTGGAAGGAGCAGGCAGAAATATCCAAAATCAAGACATATGCGAAGGTAGATCCTTTCCTGGATGAGATAAAACAAGCGATATACCAGTACGGTGGAATGGTTATGGGAGTATATACAACCTATCAGTGGAGTAGAGTCAATAGTACCGGGGTAATAACATTCAAAGGGAAGCAATCGAGGAAGGGTGGCCATGCGATATATGCTTGTGGATGGGATGACGACAAGAAGCTAATGAAGTTCAAGAATAGCTGGGGGCCGGGGTGGGGAGAAAAAGGATTTGGCTATTTAACATATGAATATCTTATAAGCGAATATCTTAGTGGCTGGACAGCTGTAGATATTTAGGCAAAGAATAACCCCCCAGGGGAGAGTCCCTTGGGGGGCATTGTTTATTAGATATAGTAACCAACCTCACTATCCAATCCAAGCAATTCTCTGATACTATTCTTATCCCTGAGCGATTGCCTTTTACTCTTCCCCGTAATGGATGACAGCTTCGATATAGGTAGGTGTAGCAAGCGTAATAGAATATCAATAGCAACTTCGCTTCGTTCCTTCTGCCTATCGTCCCGGCGTGACTGCTCTATTGCTCCAGCATTATCAATGTTAAATGAGGTAATCTCTCCATAAAGTCTTTTGGGTTTAGTCCATTTTCGCTCTTCACTCCGAGCTTTAGCTATCCCCTGATAGATAGTAGATCCATTGGCATATTCGATCAATGCTATCTGGGTCATGTCATTGGCAAAGTTTGACCGTGGATACCTCCTCTCGATTAACCCCTGTATTCTCTCTCTGGCCTTCTCTATATCTGTCATTTGGTTTTCTCCCTTTCAGTCCACCAGATTTCAAATTCTTCGTTAGTACGTTGGCAATGATGTAGATGCCAATACCGCATACCTTCTTTTTCCCCAATTATGGACAGGATAAGTTCTCTCATTGGACGTATTATATCATCTTTTGCAATGTGGTATCCATTTAAGTCACGTTCAAGTACATAATGATAAAAAGCTTTCATTTCATCAAATCTTTTAGGTTTCCCCGGCAAGTCTTCGGGCCATTTCCAGCAGTTCAACTCACACCCCCACCTTGCAAGCTTTTCAATCTCTCTTTTATTCATGGCTATTCTCCTATTGCTTGGTTGATGGCATATTCTAGTCGAGTGATTTCATGCTTCCATACTTCACTTGACTCTTGGATTAAATTGTCCATAACATTCTGACACTCTTCAAGAATGGTAGGGGCAGCAGCAATAAGTTTCGCATTTGCTACTTGCTCTTGATCTTCCTTATCGAAGTAAGGGGTTACTGAGATGGTGTAACCTGTTTTCTCTGCATAAATCTGTCCGTCTTTATAAATCCATGTTCCCGGTGTATGTTTCATTTATTCCTCCTGGTTCTAATTACGGTTATTACATATCCAATGGCAAAAGGTATCACCAGGGCAAATATTAATATATTAACAAACAGGTCGTTCATTTCGCTATATCCTTTTTGAACAGTGTTCAATTAATAAATAGCCAATACCGGGCGAAGGATACCTTTTCTCCGAACTGGTCATGCTCTGTTATGGGTTTCTTCGCCATTGCTCCTCCTATATATTCCCTTCATTAATGTTGATTTGATTCCTGATATTCTCCACTAATATATCTACATCATCATCGTCCAGGGGTTCAACCGGAGTGTTTATCCAGTTTTTCCAGTCATCAATGATTGGTTGCAACTGCTTTCTCCATCTTTCAAAGTCCATTTCATCCCTCCTTTGTTATTCTCCCCAGAGTAGACCCTCTAAGAACGCCCTGGCTTCTGGCTCTGTTCTGTATGCTGATAACTCGTAACCCTCTTCATTGATAATAAACCAGGGGAGTATATCCTCCGGATTATGTACGATCTGATATTTCATATTATCCCTCCCGATATGTTTCGTTGTCTGGGGTTGGTTTCATCTCGTCATATAACCAGTCGATATACTCCGCTCTATCATCCTGGCTGAGTATGTATGCTTCGGATAGTCGACTCACTCCCGCCTGATCTTCCGTGTCCCTGATTTCTTTTATGGTTATAATCATAACGCTCCTTTCCTGGCTCTATGCCAGGGTTATGTTCTGGTCATCTACTCTTATCCCACCATAAACGTCATCCATAGAGTAAGATTGCTCTATATCAGCAATAATATCTATACAGTCATACTCTGATTCTTTTACCGGGATTGTCATATTGCGGTAAGTCTGTTTATAGAATAGCGAACCTGCTCCCTGGAATGAACTGAAAAACCCGAATTGCGTTCCTTTCGGGATCGTTACCGTCTTTGCTGTCATCATCTGCTTTTTAATGTCCAGCAATGTCTCAATATCCGTTTTGAAGATAAAGCAGAATAAGCTCCCCCCGTATGCTCCATTATTGAACTCATACTCATAGTCGGCCCGTTTAACTCCGCTCTTTACCCTGTCAAATACTTCAGCGGGGTAGAAACCGTGTTCTTTAACCGGGGTAAAGCTATTGCAACAATCATAATTAGAATATACTTTAATCAGGCAGGTCAAATCTCCGGTGTTTCGCAATAGCTCTTTAATGTTAGTATCAAGAATAATATGCTCCCGGATCATATCGTAAACTTCCTGTTCATCTTCGAGCTTGGCCCGGTCAATATCAAACTCTTTATATATTTCCTCGATAAAGTTGTCTTCCATCTCTCCTATATAGTCAATGTTCCACTCCCACACTTCATCTTCCAGGTCATTTAATGGGGTCTTACTCTCCAGCATCTTAATAATTTGATCCTTGCTCAACTGGTCATTGTAATCATAATAGAATTGCAACGGGTATTTCTCACAATATTTAATAATTTCGCTCTCTACTTTCTTTGTTATATTCATTTGCTCCGCTCCTTTTTGTTAGCTGGGGTTATAATAAGGTTGAAGTCATAACTTGCTGTCCGTTTTTCTCGCAAATAACTACTGAAACCTGATAACTTTTCTTTGCTTTGAATACCCTGGCCGCCTCAAGCTGTGCCTTGTAGCTTGATTCTGCCATTACTTCAATATTATGCCCCTTATAAAACGCTTTGTATCCGTTCATCTTCTCCGCTCCTTTTGTTATCGTGCATTTACTATCTTTATGGCTTCCCCGCAATAGTGGCAGAAATCCTCCGTCCCTATTGCCTCATCATAAATAACTAGCTCCTCACTACACCACGGGCATTTTTCAACTACCGCTCCCATTCCCGCACTTGCTTTTATTGTTCTAATTGCTGTTACCATGTCATTGCTCCTTTGTTGCTGGTTTACCGTGGGTTGATCTTCTCCGCTCCTTTTCTCTTTGGTTTATTTGAATACGGTTAATATGTAACGCCCCGCCCTTGCCTCCCATTCTCCAGCCTCCCTCCACCAATTACAATATTTAAACATTGTCCGGGGTTGCATTGATAGGATGGTAATTCTTAATAAATATTTCTTTATTCTATAGTTATATCTTTTTATTCTTCTTCTTTTCTTCATGGTTTTATTCTCCTGGTTAAGTCCCGGGGGTGGGGTTATACTTTTAATTGTATAGCGTATTCTCTTTCTTGTTCCATCCAGCTGTTTACTCCTCGGTTTAGCTTGTCCTGAATTGTTACGGGGAGTTTATGCCAATATCTGAAGGGTTTACCGTATAGGCACCGCAAAAGGAAAGCCCCGATCCTGGCCCGGTTATTTGTCCGGGGCGATAGTGATTCCATCTCTCGTTGTAGTTGTAGACATGCCCCGGCCCCGTAAGATCCGTTTTCGATCCACTCCAAGTCCCGGCGGGGTGTAGCGTCTTCCAGTGAGATAATAAAATCCTTTATGCTGTCAAAATAGCAGTTTGTCTCACTGTTAAACCTTTCTAATTCCATGGTTTGATATTCTTTGTTGTTCATTGTAATTATTCTCCTTTGAATATAACGCCAAAAGTTTTTTTATCAAAATATGTAGAACTGTCCATCCCCATCTTAACGGGCCGTTTCCGGTATAGCTCCCATACTGGAATATCTCTGGTGGTTTCGCTGTAGTTGCTCCCGCTTTCGTCCCAGTGGCTTGGTAAAGTCCCACCGTCCCGCACTCCGTAATTCTTCATGGTATCCCCAAAAAATCGCATAGTGTCACGGGTAAAGAAATAACTTTCTATCCCGCTCCTCTCTACTTCATATTTTAGCTCTGATGGTGTCATCGTTTCGCTCCTTCCCCTTTCCGGGGTTTGTTGGTGTTGTTATTTATATAAGTCAATAAACTGATTATTTGGTCAATTTTGTTTTAAGTGCTTGCTCCAGCTTGATATATGCGGTTAGTAGGTCTAATTGATTACTGGCCCATGCTCCGTTGATATATCGCTGAAGCTGGCCGGGGTTGTTGATTAAATAGCGGGTGTGGATGTATCCAAGTCGTATTTTTCTCATGGTTATATACTCCTCTCTAATATCATTACCCAGGGAGAATGACTGTATAGCTTCCATCCTGCCCGGATCATCTTCTCGGCCTTCTCCCAGCATCCGTCCACGGTCAAGTCAACATAGCGGAATCTTTTCATATTCTATAGCTCCTGTTATTATGATTGTTGATAATTGATAAGACAATTCTGCAATCTTTTTATGCTGGCCCAGGTCATACGGGGGAGGGGGTGGGTGTCGAACTCGTCCGGATCTTCTACATCCTCAATATAACCGAACTCCTCCCGGCACACCTGCCCGCTGGTGGTAAGATACGCCCCGATTAACCCGATATTGGCATAACTGCAAGCAACTTGTAAGACTCCGCCCCGGTTGTCTGCCTCTTCGATCCATTGCCGCCTCTCTTCTCGCTGGTTTCTTCGGCGTATATCCATTACACGCTCTGTCAATGCTAGGTCATAAACTGCCTGCTCCTGCTCTGTCATTGTCTGGCCCTCCGTGGTTGTGGTTAAATAGTTATTCCCGGCCCCGGAGTCGAACCGGGGACACACCATGCCGGGGGGTTGGGGTTATCTCTTGATATAAGCGTTGAATCCTATAGTCACGGGTTTCCCGTCAATCTCCACATCCGTGACCTTATTCCCGTGGCTGCTGGCCACCACCATAGTCTTACCACTGGCGGAGGGTTTCGGGGTTGACATTGGCTCTCTTATAACTAATTCTCCATTTTCAATACTTACTTTCATTATACTATTGCTCCTTTGTTGTGGGGATTGCTCCCCTGGTTATGATATGCAACCTATCATTATTACATCAGAATATTGAACATTACCAGCATGAGAATTAACTTCTGCTAGTCTTAATAATATATCCTTTCGTTCTACTTTGGTGTCACCATGATATTTAGCGGAGCACAAATAACCAGCTATATCCTGCAATCCTGATTTATAGCGGTCAATGGTAAGATCCGCAACTGCTTTATCCATCTTTAATTCTTTAATCCAATTCATATTCCCTCCCTGGTTTAATTGTTTATCCTGTCACCTATATAAGTAGAATAACCAATATTACCGTCAATTTAGTATTAAATATCTATCAGTCAATAGGTTATACGGTCAGGCAGGGTATAGGGTATTGACTTTATAGGGGGGATAGGGTAGATTAATAATAACTATCAACCCGAAAGGATAATATACCATGCCAGATACCACGATTAAAGAGCCTCAGAAGCCCGCCACGCCCTCCAAACTATCAAATAAGGGTATTACGAAGGGCAAAAAGAAAACACCACCAGCACGGAAGCGGGCCACCAGGACGCCAACAATTAAAGATTTTCCTGAACTACCAGCCAGTGAAAAGAAGCTATTCCAGGATTATTTACTTACTTCTATAGCATACCAGGAGAAAGGCGGGCGGAGGAGGTTCGTATCAGTCCGACGGAAGATATACGGATGGTTGAGATTGAAGGGGTGGAAGCATACCGACGCATTAAGAAAGGCGGGATTTACTATATTTACTTCGGAGGATTATATCCTCCACAAGTCTAAAGCGGGCCAGGCACTTAAAACATACTGGGATGTTAAACAAGTAAATCTTGACTATATACTTGATCGCCTGATAAAGCTGGTAGAGTCCGGGAAGAATGAGAACAGCAAGGTCAGATCATTAAAGCTACTATCAGAACTCAAGGGATACTACACAACACGCTCTGTTGTAGACATTAACGAACATATGCAAGTCAACTTCAGCGTATCAGGCCCGGTACTCTGTCCGGTATGCGGAGCCAACACACTATCGCAGCCTGGACAGCTACCTGGACAGCTACCAGGGCAACTACCAGGGCAACTACCAGGGCAGATCCCAGCACCGGCCCAGGTCATCATTGAGGGTGGGTATGCTACAGATCCGGTGTGATAGTGTCAGGCATCATGGTAACCAGCATGGTAAATATGATATAAACATATGCAATACAGCAAGATACATACATATACTGTACTAGACAGACTAAACATTATCACAACCAGTGTCAGATCCAAGCACGAGTATAGGCAGGGGGTACAAGCACCCTTTTGCCAGGGCACTCCCCCCTATATATAATTAAAGCACACAAACTTCCCCTATAACTCTCACCTCTACTCTCACCCCTAAAACTCTGCCATTTATAAGCCATACGCCAGCTCCTACAACTCTCACTACCCCTACTCTCGCCTTTCACCGCTATACGCCATATGCCAGCCCCTATACCCATGGTACGCCTTTCTATAGGGTACTATCCAGCATTTGGCATCTTATATAGTAATCTGAAATATTATTTTGGGTAGAACTTTTACACGTACACTCATTTGGGTAAAGTAAATGTTTTTTTTAACAAAACAAGTATTTGTGCTTAGAAATGCAAAAAGTAGTAGATTTTGCGGTAGTATGGAGGGAGGGAAAATAATTACACGGATCTAGTAATAGGTAAACCAGAGGACGTAAAAGAGCTAAATAAGTGGGATATACAGTAGGAGAGTAAGTTTAATAGGGCGGTGGCGGAATAGGTAACGCCTATGTTGGTAGGACACTACTGGACCCCCCCGTTGAATCGGGTAATGCCGGGCGCAAAGTAGGCTTATAGACTGTGGAGCAAGATGCTTGGTAACTATATTCCCAAGTACTGGGAAACAAACAAAATAGATGTTAAGCGCACAATAGCGAGAATGTCACGTAATGGAGGGATAAGGTGATGGAGTATATCAGGATAGAAAGTGAATATTACAGTTCTTACGATAAAGAGCAAACCAAGAACCGGGCTATCAACAATGCGATATTAGCATGTCAACGTACAGGCAAGATTTATTATGTTTTGAAAACAGTAGCCACCATAACCCCGAAAGGCGTAACGGTAGACGATCACGAAAAGGAGGATGAGTGATGGAGTTAATCCACGGGGACTGTCTGGTTGAGATGGATAGTATCGTAACAGGGTCAGTCGATATGGTGATGGCTGACCCTCCGTATGGGATAAGCAGAGATAGCGGAATCAGCAACTCAAAGTTAGATAAGTATTATTCAACAACAATTAGCAATATAAGGAGGCAAAAGATGAGTGAGAAGAAAAAGTGGAATGATTATGTCATTGATGCAGAAGGAGACCCCAACCCCGATGGTAGTGGTGAAGTGGATATAGTGGAGCAAGGGTTTGCGTGTCCTGATTGTGGCAGCTTGTTGCCAGCACTTAGTGACCAGGGGATAGCTGGATGTTCAAGCTGTCTTGCTTTATGGCAGAGAGACGGATCAGAGATAGTGGGCCTAGACAGAGAAGACTTCGAGGATGGATTATATGAATGAGTTAGTTGTTATGGGCATAGATCCAGGCTACCGTACCGGCTACTGTATATATAACGGAGATAAGATACTTAAAATCACTACTACCAGCAAGGACCGTATGTATGATGTATTAAAGGAGATCAAGGAAGAGGGGAAAGTGAGTGTAGTTGGGATAGAAGTAAGCACTAGTACTCATATATATAAGAGAAAGGATACGAGTGAAGCTGCTATGTTACGTATAGCGAGTAATGTTGGAGCTAATAAGGCAGAGGCATTGAGGCTGGTAGGCATAGCAATGGGGTTAGGGTTTGAAGTACTGCAGATGGAACCAAAGAACACGAAGATAAACCCGTTAATTTTCAAGAAGATTACAGGATACAATAAGAGGTGCAGTTCTCATGCCAGGGACAGTTGGGGCATCGCACGGAGAGTTTATACCGAAGTATACTTTAGCAAACGATTGAAGGAGTCGAAGTGATGACTGACAAAGAATCAGAGAAATTACAAAGAACACTCAAGGAGGTTAAACGCCTGCGAGAAGCCTTATCTGCTCTATCAACCATCGCCGAGGCCAACATTGAACTGTCAGAGGAAAAGCTGGAGGTCGAATGAACCGAAAACAAATAAAAGAACATAGCCAAGATGCTCTCCTCGATGTCGATCTGCTACTTGATGGACTGATAAAGAAAGGGTATACTCCATACGTCAACTCAATCATTGTAGCCGGTGGGTTGAGAGACACGATAAACCAGATCAGGGAGGGGTTTGACGAAGGGTATCACACGGAGAAACTTACTCCTTCGCAGAGAGCTGTGTTCGTATGGTGCTATATTGAAGTATTAACTGGTTTTATTGAGTATTGTCTACAAGCTAATGATTTACCGGAAATAATCGTGGTGAAAGAATGACTATCCTCAAAATAGATAAAGAGAAGAACACAAAGAGCTTTATCCCTAATGAGATGCAGAGGAGGATAATATATAGTAATAGCAAGCATACTCTTGCTGCTGGAGGAACTGGGGCAGGGAAAACTGTTGCAGCCGTATATAAGGTTCTCTTAATGAGTCGCATGTTTTCCAATAACTTGATATTGGTTGGACGACAGAACTTCCCTGCACTCAGGGATACGACAATGGAGACTTTCAAGCAATTCTTGTCAGAGCTGGGCTGGTCATATGAATATAAGGTAGCACAGCAGAACTTTGTATTCGGAAACAAATCAACATTAATGTTTCGATATTTGGACGGCTTCCAGCCAAGACAGGGATTAGAGCTTGGTGGGATATTCATAGATCAGATAGAAGAGGTTAAGGCTGAAGTATTTGATGTCCTCTTGACAAGGCTACGTAGACAGTGTGAGCCAGTAGATATAGAGAAAGAGCCACAGTTTCGTGACCTTATATCTGGATTTGCTAAGGGTTGGTTGAGGAGTACGATAGCCACTGCGAATATGACTAGTACCGATCACTGGATATTCAAGAAGTGGAAACTTAACGAGAACCGAAGGCTTATATCCCACCCACAGTATAACCCTCGGTTCTATTTAGTAGAGGGAGCTAGTGATGTAAATAAGGAGAACCTCCCTCCAGACTATTTTCAGTCATTGGATGATATGAGTCCTGATATGGTGTCCAGATACCGTTACGGTGTCTGGGGAGGTTCATCTGGATTCTTGTACGCTGATCTATGGAATGATAATCTTCATATGATAGAGTCAAACACTCCATTCCCAGATGACGCAGAGTTCTATCGTTTCTACGACCATGGAGGTATGGCTGATGCTGGATGTTGTCTTTTTGCGTATATGTCACCAAGTCCACATAATGGAGAACTAGAATGTGTAATCTTTGACCTTTATTGGGGGGAAAAACAGACCATCAGTCAGCATGCAATTAATATCTTGAAGGTCTGGCAGAACCTCGACTTTAGACTTACATTAGCTGATCCCCAGGTTAAACATCGTACACAGCAGTCATCTAATAAAGAAGAGAACATTAGCTTATTGGATGTGTATAGGGATAATGGACTGTACCTTACCCCAGCATTCAGACCAGTATATGCCGGGATAGATAAGGTGCGTGTGTGGATGAATATCAATAAGAAACACACTCACCGATTCTTGAAGGGGGCAGACGGGAAACCTCTGATGGGCGCACCACATATGTATGTCCACAAGCATCTGTGGAGACTAATAGAGCAGATAAAAGCAGGACATTATAGTGAGAAGAAACCAGGGACATTGGCTCAGACCGTAGATGATGCACGTACAGCACTTAGGTTTGGGTTGGCAAGCCCAGTCAGTTATCGTGGTTCAGAGGTTGTCGAGAAAAAAATATTTAATGATCCTCTTGAAGAAGCAATTGATAAAGAGTTTGAAGAGGTAGAATCAGGGGTAAGTGGAGAAGCTATGGACTCCTACTTTCTTGAGACTGATTAATTGTGTTCTAACCCCTTGACAAACATAGCTATATATGGGAGTTTATATAGTATGAATACCGATATGTATATTGGTGTAGTTTTTGGCGGACTGTTTTTAGCGATGGTATTTGTCCTGGTTTTTTCACAACGTAGCTGGATTAAGACACAAAGAGAAGCACTGCTACACTCACATGCCAGGATAGAACAACTACAAGATAGGCTCATGGCAAAAAGTTTTGACCAGTATAAAATGTATTCCCAAGAACCAGCTCCAACACCACTATTCGAGATGGAAGAAGAGTTCGATGACTCTGCCGTTGGAAAAGTCATAGGCGAGGAGAAATTAGTATAATGCTTGAAGTTAAACCTATTACTCCAGAATCACTTAACCAACCGAATAAAGATAAAGAACTTGTTGGTGCATTAGAAGAAATCTTCGACACTCGTATAAATGCTATGCGAGAACATTACCGGAGGTGGCAACTAAATCTTGCTTTTGAACGTGGCCGTCAATGGAGTACGTGGGATAGGTTGCGAGGCAAGATAGTAGATCTTCGTCCCAGCAAATCAACTCAAGCCCGTATAGTATTCAACCTCATCGGCCCATTTGTACGTAGTACCATCAGTATGCTTTCCCAGTCTAACCCCACGATGGATGTCATGCCAGCATCATATTCGGCTAAGGATGAACGAGCTGCTAGGTCTGCACAGGTCCATTTAGACCGTATAGATATAGTCAATCAGAAAGCAATAAATGACGTTCAGCTTCGTAAGAGTATTGTTGATTTTGGGACAGCATTCAAGTTAATCTATTGGGATAGTGTACCAAACATGGAAGACCTCAACCCTAGCCCCCCTGGCAGCCTAGAAGAGCTGGAGCAGATGGGCAAGCCCCCAGAGAAGATCCCTCTTATCAATGAAACTGAAGATCAGTTGGCAGAGCGATTAAAAAGAGGAGAAGTGGGAGAGGTAGTGTGTACCCCATTTGAAATACTCCTTGATTATCCACTGGTAAAACAAGACTCTGATATTAGAGACTTTATCCGGTATCGCTTAGTTTCTATGGATTATATTAAGAACTCATGGAAACGTGGAAAATTTGTAACCAATGAGAATGTTTCTAATTATCAGATCCTTGGTGAACTACTCAATAGTGATAATGACCTTTTCTCGGTAAACAAGCCTGAAAACCAAGCAGTCTTCAAAGAGTATTTTGAAGCACCGTCAAAGAAACACCCTCGTGGTAGACATATACAGTGGGCAAATGGAGTACTACTGCATGATGGCATATTAAGCCACCCCAAGGGCAAGCTAGGGCTGTTAGCATACCACTGGGAGATTGACCCTACCGATTTTTATGGAGAGTCATATGTTAAACCACTCATAGAACCACAGGTAATAGTTAATCGTATATTCAGTAAACTGACGAATTGGCTGGAAAAGAGTGTTCGGTTCCGTATAGCAGTCCCAAAGAACTCGCAGTTCTCTAAGAATAAGTTTGCCTCATCTCAGGATGGCTCTATATTTGAATACAACAATATTGGTGGCACTGGGGCAATAAATATTCCAATAGCTGGCATTCCCCCTGGTCTATTTGAGTTCCTTAACCAGACAATAGAAAACTTCAAGGATTTAGCATCAAGGCACGAAGTAAGCAAGGGCATGGTCCCAGGTAGAGTAGAGTCTGGAAAAGCCATTAGGTCACTACAGGAAGCTGATAGCCAATATCTTGTAGTCTCAATGATAGTATGGGAGGAAAGAGAAAGAGAAGCTGCACTATTCAAACTTGATCTTATGCGAGAATATTACACTACTGAAAGAACAGCTCGTATAATGGGGGAAGGCCGGAAGATGGAGTTATTCTCATTATCTGGGGTTGACCTTGCAGCCGGTATAGATATCAATGTTGTGCGTGGGTCTGCCATGCCGAAGTCTAAAGTTTCTCAGCAATCGTTTATCATTGAATTGTTCCAGATGGGTTTGCTTGGAGATCCTAACGACCCAGCTACTACAAAGAAAGTTTTACGCTACATGGATATTGGTGGGATAAATGCGGTATATGGTTCAGTAGAGATAGGAGCAAATCTTCAGCAAATGGAAATATTGGGGATGAAGGATGGGGAGTATAGTAAGGTACAGTCATTTCACGATCATTATACTCATAGCCAAGAATGCTTAAAAGAACTCAATATGCCTGGGTTTAAAGATGAGCCACAAGAGTTCCAGCAGATGCTCGTTCGCCATTGGCAGGAACATATCCAGTTTATAACATCAATGATGCAAGGCATTATGCCTGGGTCAATAGAACAGCAAAAGCCACCTCCCATGCCGGGAGCTGGTGGACAGATAGGCTTACCAGAAGGGGTTAATCCTCAAGCTCAGACACTGACTGGATAAGGAATTAAAATGATAAAGATAGTTAAGCATTTAGGTGGGGCAGTGACAATAGACGGAGTACCGTTTGACAATGCAATCACCAAAATAACTGGCAATAAGATAGACATTATTGCTGAAAAAGTTGTCCAACCAAGCGGAAGAGTAGTACAAACCGCAATTACAAGCAACACCTATGCTTTGTTCACCGAAAAATAGTGGAACACGTGTTCAACCAACCCGAAAGGAGAGTGAGATGAATACAGAGAGCCTGGAAACGCTTGCCAAAAAAATCGCCATGGAAGATAAGCCAAAGAAAGAGCCGCATCCGTTAGCTGGAGTTGAGTTATTCACAGTATCTGACGAGAGGGTAGTATCAGAGAGTAATGCCAGGTACATCTATATATTATTGGACGAGAAGGATAAGGCATTGATTACAATGCTTCAGCTTCCTCATCTTCGTGAAGAACTAATTAAGGGCAATACAATAGACCCTGATGCCGTGGCTCGGCTTGTAGATTGGAATGTAGTTGAAGCTCATAGTCCTATAAACAGGATCAGGAGATTATGCTCATTTGGCGCTATTGTCACTAGGCCTGATATTGGATGGGTTCCTAATCCAAAGGTCGTTTCCCAAATCAGCCAAAGAGCGCAATGATTGAATGGATAAAAGAACTAGAGTCAAAACTTGACAACCCAAATAATTCGGGTTATAGTAAGTTAAGGAAGCTGAAAGAAGAAAAGTTCCAGGGGAACATAAGGATCAACTTTACTTCTGGAAAGATATCTAGTTGTAATATCTACGATACAGTTAAGATGTAGTTAAAAACTAAGTTAAGTAACTCAGCCGAAAGGCCCGTTTACAAGTTAGTTATTGTAGGCGGGCTTTTTTTATGGACAAGCAGTCGATGTGACTGCATCCATTTTTATAGCAACTGGGGAAAGGGTAATACCACCCCAAGAAGTAACATGGAGGCATGTCGAATGACAACAGCCCTAGAACAGATGATGGCTAGCCCAGAGGCACAGAGCCAATTGGGCACAAGTATGGGGATAAATAGTGAAGGTGGAACATCGCAAGCACCCAGTTCAGCAACAGCTGACGAGGGCAAGCCGGCGGTAACGCCAACCATAGCTTCTGCTACTGGACTAACGGCAGATGAATTGGAACTTATTTCCCCAAAGAATACCGGGCCGGAACCCAAAGAGAAGTCAGCTACGATTCCTGGCTCACCATTTGTCACATCGGAGGCAGCAGTAGAAGCCTGGAAGAATCTGCAGAGAGAGAATGCCAAGTTGCGGGATCGGATAGATAAAGATACTCCACAACTGATTAGTGCAGGTGTTAAGGCAGAACTCGAACGGATATTAGCAGAAGCTCCCGCAGTTCCAGTGGAGAGTGAAGAAGAGAAGACTCTGAGGACTGATGATCCAGAAGCATATGAAGTGTTTCAGCTTAAAAAGCAAGTGTCTCACCAGAATAATGCGATGCAACAACTGTTGGGTGAGATAAACGGCATTAAGCAACTGGATCAGGTAAGAGGTATTCAGACTACCTTTGCTAAAGTAGCAAAGGAAAAGAATGTACCACTTAAAGCTCTCATGGCCTATGGAAGCCTCACTCATTATGCAAATACTCCACCAGAAGAATTAGCCGAAATAGTAAGAGATGAATTGGGATTGGGTAACACCCCAACAACCCGTTCTCCAAAACTGGCTGATCCTACGGCGGGGTTAAGATCACCTGTAACTGGTGGTGCAAGTGCTGTATCTGCTGAAACTTTCAATGTTGATGACTTGGGTGCATTTGGGACAAAGAAGTGGAAAGCAACTGAAAAGAAACTAGCCCAAATATTCCTCCAGCGAATGAAAGGAGGAGTTGGGTAAATTAGGAGACTTATACTATGGAAACTATGTCAACATTTGCAGATTTCCTGAAGATATTCTATATTGCGAATATCAGGAAACTGTTGAACACCAGTTCGTATTTCTATTTCCGCATGGAAAAGAATTCGGACGATATCGTAGGAAAGAATGCCACAGTCGCACTGCAGAGAGGTTTGCTCCCGACTGGTTCTCGTGACGAGAATGACACGGCTGGACTTCCAGCACCGGGAACTCTCCCGAAAGAACAAGCTATTATTCCGCTTGCGTTTCATTATGTACGCATCCAGTTTAGTGGCATAATCGAAGCAGCTTCGGCTAAAGACATTGGTGCTTTTATCAGTGTTGTAACTAGCCAGAGTAAAGCGGCCCAGGACAGTTTGAAGCTGGCCCTGAACATCCAGTGCGTCAAGGCCCATGAGGGTCTTATTTCGACTGCAGCTGGTGCTGAAACTGCGGGAACATATACTGCTGCTGCCCCTGGTGCGCTCACTGTAGACACTTCACAGTGGATGTATCCTGGTATGCGGATTGGTGTATTAGATGAGTCCAATTCGTGGGCTGAGCTGTCTACTGGTGGCTTGATTATCGAGTCTATTCTTAGTAGCACTACAATCAGCTTTTCCGGTATTCTGGCTACAGACATTGCTTCTTCTGATAAGATTTACATTTATGGCAATAAGAATAAGCAGATGTACGGCCTTGATAATATCTTTAACACTACCGGTACTGACACTTATCTTGGTGTTGATCGTGGCGTGGTTGCAGAGTGGAAGGCTAATCTTCTTGGGAATGGCACTGTTGACCGTGATCTTACTCTTAACCTGATGCAGCAGGCTGTTGATGAACCGGCTGCCAAGGCGATGGGAGAGGTTACAGCTATCCATTGTCGTAATGCTACTAGACGGGCGTATGTCGATCATCTCATCGCTGACAGGCGTTACAACTATCCTGACACCCTCAAGCTGGATGGTGGATTTACTGGCCTTGAGTATAGTGGTGGAGATAAACCTATACCGGTTGTTGCTGAACGGCACATGACTCCAGGGACTATGTATTTCCTTGATGAGTCTACTTTCACTCTGTATCGCATGGGTGATGGTGCTAACTGGGTTCCTGGTCCGATTAATGGGATTTTCCATAGCATGGTTACTGCGGCTACTTCCAGTGATTCGGTTATGGCTGCTCTCCGTTCTTATGAAAACTTGGCCTGCACCAACCCCAGGAAGTCAACAATGCTTTATGATTTGAACGAGAAATAATAACCAGTAATAGTTTGTCCTTGGGGTATGCCATAGGGGTATGCCCCAAGGGCAGACACCAACCTGAGTATCCCGATCCAAATGAGTCGGGGGTAAACTATTAGGAGAAAGATCATGATTAGAGCAGATAGAATTATTGGACTTCGGGACTATGTCAAGAACGTAGTCTTGGAGATAACTAACAAACCCGTCAAAGAAGTCAAACCCGCCGCCAAATCCAAAGCCAAGAAAGTAGCAAGCATTTTGATTGTGGCTGGACTTGCAAGTTTCATGCTGTGTGGCAATTCCTTTGCCCTCCTCCGCCCCCGTAATATGGATCAGGTGACTACCGATACCTGGACTTTCCAGAATGTTGACGTTGAAACTGCATTAGCTGTTACTGGAACCCTCACTGGTGATATTACTGGAGACGTAACTGGTGATGTGACTGGTGCGGTAGATGGTATAGTAGGTGGAAATACTCCTGCTGCTGGTTCATTTACCACGTTAGCGGCTACCAGTCAGGTTGTTACCAGTGTCTTGAAAGGTATTGACATTGACACGACTAGTGCCGGTGCTGATGCTAATTATTTCGCCGCTGATTTTGATGTTGCTCAGGGTGCGGTTGCGAGTGGTGCATATTTGAGCCGAGGCAATTTGCTCGGTACATCATCCAGTGTGACCTCAATTGGTAACATTGATGCCGTTTATGCTAGTTACTCACTGTCTTCAATGACGATGGCTACTGATACGGAAGCTAATCAGTTATACGGTGGTATTTTTATGTCTAATGTCTCTGGTGCGCATACCCTGACCCTTCATGATGGAGTAATGGGTGCCCAGTTGACCGTGGATGTTGATGCTGGTGTAACTGATATAACCGGTGGACAAGTCAGTGCCGCTTTTATCTGGCCTAATGTAAAGAAGTCGATCACCTCTGCTGTTTATGGTGCATATATCAAGTGTACCAGTTATTGCGACTTTGGGCAGTCTATCCAGGTGGAAAGTAATCACCTGACTGCGGCATCTAGGATTCAGGCTACCGATTCTGCGGTGTTGCCGATTGGGTTACAGTTCAGTACCGATGTTGGTACAATAACCAAGGACATCGAACTCCAGAACGGAGAAACCATCGACAATAACACTGATGGTGTAATTAATGCCGTTGGAAACTTCCAGGTATTTGGTGCCGCGTTTTATGCTGGCGATTCTGCCAGTACGGATGCGAATACATATGTACTGGATGCTACCCCTAACATGGTAGTGACTACTCCGGCTGAAGGTCAGATCATCACCTGGACATCTGATACCGCTGGAGATGGTGCTTCAACTCTATCGGTTGATGGAGTGTCTGATACACTTCAAGATCGGGCCGGTAACGCTACTGCCGCTGGTGACGTAATAGTTGGGCCGATGCAGGCTCAGTTTGACGGAACCAACTGGCGTCTGATTGGAATTTAACCCTAACGCAGACACTCCCCCTGAGAAATCGGGGGGAGTGTCTGCATATTTTTTGCTTATGACTATAAGACGGAAAAATATAGATTATTCTGATTCAATATAGAGGTAGCTCCGCAAATGAATCCTAATATAACAATAGAAACAGATAGGCTCAGGAAGTGGGTTGGAACCTTGCTGCCAGTGGTCATCCTAATCGTCACCATCACTATAGCTTGGGCTAATCTTGGTTCTGACATCTCTGCGGTAAGGATAGCATTAGGTCAACATGTAAAAGCTGTTTGCATAAGACAGAATGAGCAAGATGAAGATATAGTAGACCTCAAGCGAGATGGTACTGGCTTATCACATTCTAACGAGAAAAGAATTATCAAGATTGAAGAATCTGTCAAATATACCGAAGCAACTGTAAAGAGAATTGAAGCATTGGTAAGAGAACTTACTAATCGCCCCAAATAACCCGAAAGGAATATAATCATGGAAGCAGCAGCCCCGGCGATACCAGCAGTATTTATGGCAAAGTTAAAGAAGTTTGATCGTAACCTTGGCCTTGAATGGATGGGTCGTACCCCAGAAAATGGACATTGGTGTGTAGTAGACGAATCAAAGATAGTACGGAGATTCAAAGTGGAAAACATGGGGTTAATTGAGCATAGCTATTATAAGGTTATATATGACCGACTATTCCACCTTAAACCTGGACAGCCACTAAACGGGAGAGTAATGGAAGAGATGTGGCGTAGGGACAAGGAAAGATGGGGTAGAGAAGATTGGTTAAAGAAACACTTCGACAAAAAGATGGATGAAGAAGAAGAAAACAAAGACAAGAAGTGGGACGAGTTTAATGCCGCAACTGCTTCAGAGCTTAAAACAATTAAAAACTTTAGTGTAGTTATGCCAGGAAGGAAAGAAAACTAATGAGTATAACTCTAACTCAATTACTTGCTGATACAAGGATTCAACTCAGTGATGCTCAGTGTTCTGAAAGTGCGTTTTGGGATGATGACGACTTGACTCTTTATATCAATAATTCGTTATTGACACTCTGGTCATTACTCCCTGACGATGCCCTGAGAAACTATAATGATCTTGATGAGACTGACCTTGTCAGTGGGACTAGTGCGTATCCTTTGCCAACGGATTACTATATAGAATCAACTGTAATGGTTTCTGATGTACAGGCTCGTAAAGTACGCTATGCAGAGTATGCAGTCTGGGAGAACAACACCTATGCACAGCCATTGAAGTCTCAGCCAGCCTATACTACCAAAGGTGCAAACATTGTTTTATTCCCATCTCCAGCTGATAACGAAACAGATGGCCTCAGATTCTTCTACCTGAAGGTTCCCCCTACTCTTTCTGCCGGGACTGATACAGTGTTAGTCGATGCAAGTTATAGTCCTATTATAGTTGGACTCGCAGCTTCTAATGCCATCTCAATAAAGGAAAGCGTAGCAGAGGGGAAGGCAATACTACAAACAACCATGGAAAACCTAAAGATCCTACTTGGCAAAGACCAAAAGGAAGAAACAGGATGAATTTAATAGAGATGGTAGATCTTATTGGGATAACTATTGACGACATAGGATTCGTCAAGGTTCCACTTCGTCTGATTCTGCATCAGGTCAACAGTGTACAGTCCATGATTGCTAGTCAAATATCTGACCAGGAAGAGGATTTGTTCTCGGCATCGACTACCCAAACCCCATCATCGTCTGGAGTGACCCTCCCAACTGACTTTGTGCGAGTTAGAGATGTTAGTATAAATGGTATGCCAGTAGAGATTATATTGCCGAACCAGAGGCATATATTTGATGGAAACACACTAAGTAACTGGATTAGTGGTAAAGGATCTTATTGGGCTTATCTCCGTGGTAACAAGATATATTATGCTTCGGGCATGAGCGATAGTGTAAGTTTTATATATACTCGTAGATTGCCTAAACTTCATCGTGGAAAACCACAGGCTGCGACATCAACTACTGTAACACTTGCATCAGAAGCACTCATTGGTACGGTAGAGCCTAAGGATGACTATTATAACAATGCAACGATAATGGGAGTAAGTGGACCAGGAGCGGGGGAAGAACACGTGTTCACTGATTATGTAGGTTCTACAAAGGTAGGAACTACAGACGAATGGGATGAGACTTTAACTACTGCATCAGTATATGAGATAAAATGTGAACTGCCCGAAGACCCTGATTTCCAAGTTCTTCTTTGTGATATAGTTAGTGATAAAATGGGGAAAAACAAGGGAAGCAAACAAACATGGGAAGAGCTACAGATGAGACTCGGACAATTATCTAGTCGTAACAGCCAGAACCCAATGATGATCATATGATGGAAGTCATTGATAAAACATTTGAGTTACCGCAGACAAAGCAAGAGGTGGCTATTTCTGCCAGCAATGCTCGGCTAAACATTGCAACTCAGGAAAGTGCAAAAACAACTAGTTTAGAGAGCATAGATACAAGTAACGAAAACATAAAATACCCTGTTTCTGAGGTTCAACCATCAGAGGATATTGCATATAATAGAGTGGAGACTAGTCTTTTCAACAAAAGTAATATAATTGACGAAGAAAAGGAGGCTGGATCAATACCAGAAGAGGAAGAGGATAACTCCAAGACTCTTCCTCAATTCCAATTTCGTAAATTATCCACTATTCCTGATGGTCTAATGAACATGCCTTCTCATGCTGGCGAAATCGAGATGATGGCACAGGGGCAGGGTATAAAGGGGTTAGCCCCACAGAAAGGCTGGGTTAAGGCATGGAAGTTTCTTAGCACATTTACTGCATTGCCTGGAAGCATATATTTAGTTAAAGGAAATGCAGTCAACTATGATAATATAACTTCATGCAAGATAATTGCTTCAGATGCGAGTAGCATTCAGCAGTATAGCAACAATTCTTGGACTGAGATACGCTCACGACCAGGACGACCATTCTTTTGGAATAACCAGTTATATGTGGTTAATATTGGCGACCCAACTGCATTGCCCCCAGCTTCTCCGATAGAAATATATGACTTTGCTAGTTCTTCATGGAGAGAGTACGGAGACAATCTTGTTCAGTGGCAATATATCGTGGATTGCTGTGTAATTGGGAATAAGATATATGTTGCATCCACGGAGTACATTTATGAGGGTAGCGGAGGATCATGGAGTGCTTATAGCTCTCCATTTGCTGCTGCAATAACTGGGCTTACAACTGATGGGGTATATCCTTATGTTGTTACTGCTGACGGATCGGGAGCAGTAAAGGTATACAAGAATGATACTCTTATCTCTAGTATTCAATCTAGTGGTTCTTCTGGCGAATCAATCGACTATGTAAGTAATAGTGATAAACTATATGTCGGAGTAATTGATGCTGTAACGAGTAAGACAACGAAAGTATATGAAGTTAGTACTACTGGTTCTAAGTCAACTTTTTTGGAAGGAAGTTTTGATGCTACCAATACCCCAGCTTCAGCAGCAAGCAATGAAAAGTATGGCTATTTGAGCGTGGGGAAAGAGCTATACCGTATTGATGATGGTGCTACCCAGATATATGAAGCAGATAACGAAATAGGTTTTATTGATCGTTTTGATGAACAGATAAGTATGGGAGGACAATTAGAAGCATTCCATACAGAGTTTGAAGGATCAGCAAATGTTATTGGTGCTACCCAGAGTGGAGACACTAAGTTTGGGTTAGGAGGTGGAGCATAAGCATCAGGAACGTAAAAATCACGAACTGGACTGGCGGCGAAAACCAATGGGACAATCCACTCTCGGTTCCTGTCGAGCAATCTCTGCGTGTACGCAACCAAAAGTATAAGACTTCTGGAGTATTGGAACCACGGCAAGGCTGTGAAAGATATAGTATTAATGTAGGGAATGAGGTACTTGGGGTTAGAGAGTTTAAGTACCACGGTAAAACATATTATATTATTATAGATAAGTCTGGAGAGATAAATCTATTTAATCCTTCTGTCCCATCAGTCACATCATTAGAAACAGGATTAAGTACTTTAGGTGGTTATTGGAACTATTCGACCCTAAATGACTGCCCACTACTGATGAGTAATGGTGTTGATCGACCACAGTTATTTGATGGAGAATCTATAAGAGAAGTTGGTGTAATGGATTTTCCTATATTTGCAAGTAACGCATTATCCAATACTGGTACTGCTGAAGTAAGCTATTCCGTGAAGGTAAGTTTCTACGATTCTAAGACTAACTATGAAACTGATTTAGGAAATGCTACTAATGTAGTTCTGTCTACCAGAGATAACCCAGCGTTACTACTCAACCTTTCCTCGCAAATAACCACCCCTAATGCACGATTTGACTATTACCGTATTTATCGTACTCGTGGAAGTGGAGAAGTATTCTTCTATGAGAAGCAAGTGCTTATAGCTACCACCAGCGTAGCCCTTACTGCCCGTGATGACGAGTTAGAGGGGTTAGCACCAGAAGATAACTCACCTATGCCAAGCATGCCGTATATGGCTAGTAGTATGGGAGTTATATGGTGTGCAGGTAATGTGAATTATACTGAAGGGACGGTAACAGTTGTTAATGGAGACACAATAATAACTGGAGTTGGAACTGGATGGACAAATGCTATTATTGGCAAATACTTAGTAGTTACTGGCGATGAATCTCATAAATATATTATCTATGATGTAGACGTTAGTAATCAGATTATACGCATTAAGCCATTGTACCTTGGAACCGGAGGAAGCGGAAAAACTTATAAGATCATTTCTGAGAAGTGGAGGGCATACCATTGCGCCAAAAGTGTAATGGGATTACCACTGGTAGAGACATGGAGATCGAAAGACTTTATTGAAGCTAAGTATGACGATAACTCTGGAATTTCAGGATTGGGCGACATGGAGAGTTCCCTTGCAATATTCACTGATTGTAGCATATATATTGTTAGTCCAACTAAAGATGGTTTCTTTGGTGTACAGAAATCGCCATCTCCTACCGGCACATGCTCCCACAGGTCCATAGCCAAGGATGGAAAAGGGAACTTATTCTTTTTGTCTAAGCATGAGATTGGGGTATGGGTATTTGGTGCAGAAGGGGCAGTAAATATAGGCAAACAAATACTACCATCTCTCCAGGCACTTGAATCTACTAATCTTCAGTATGCCCATGCTAAATATATTGATGAGAAGTATTATCTTTGGGTAGATGATATTTGTTACGTGTATGATACCGAAATGAAAGCATGGAGCGAAGAGGAAGGAATACAAGCAACGGCATGTGATCAGCTCGGAGAATTAAGACTATTTGGTGATGATGATGGATACCTCTACAAAGGCGATACAGGAACAAATGATGGGGCTAACTTGCTTATTGCAGCGGAACGTAAACTCACGGATACAGGAATAATAAGTGGTGGCAATTCAACCATAACAGACGATGCTCAAACATGGACAGCAGATGAATGCAAGGGGTTATGGGTAAATATCATTAGCGGAACAGGCTATGGGCAGAGAAGGAAAATAGACAGTAATACTCAATATACACTTACTGTTACTGAAACATGGACTACTAATCCAGACTCCACGAGCGTGTATTCCATAGGAGCAATTAGGTTCCTGAGGAGGTTTGGCTGGTTCACTTTAGGAGATCCATTGCGTACCTGGAAACTAGCAATCCACATGGAGCCACAGTCCTCTGGAACAATGTCGCTGAAAGCATATAAGCAATATACAACAACAACAGAAGAGTTCACCGAAAGTATAGATTTGACAAAGAGCATAGATAGTGTTAAATTGACTATCAAAGGTGCAACTATGGCATTTGACATTGTTAGTGATAATGTCGATATAGAGTTTAAAATATATGCTTTAATCATGACTATGGCCCAGATAGCCAACCAAACATTAGAAGGTTCTCAGCAGCAGCCACAGGAGGCACAGCAAAATGACACTACAAGATAATAATTCATCATGGGGGGGCAAGTGGGGCAGAAGCCGAATGCCAATGCAATCTGGCGGTGGAAGTGTTGCGGGAGAACCAGTTGATTCTCCATTAGAACGATTAAAAGCGTTCTATAAGATGCAATATGAGTCTGGTGGTCAAATTGGTGGACTTGCAAGTTCTGAACCACCGGCATATCAGGTTAAGCAGGCACAGCAAGCAGCCATAAACATGAAGAAGAATCCTTTATACCAGGCAAAACGTATGTCGTGGGACACTAACCAAGCAATGGCTATAGCGAAAGAACGAGAAGCCATACGTGGCGCAGCTATGACAATTGGCGATAAGGATTTGATGTCAATGTCGAAGACTAACCCAGAGTTGGCTCGTAAGATAAAACAAGACAAGTCAGTTGTAAGAATGGAGAAAATGAGACAAGAGAGTATGGCTCGCATGGCTCAATTGTCAGGGCAAATGGCATCCCAGAAAGAAGCATCTAGGGTTAATCTCCAGAATCAAATAATGGCTGGAAGAGCAAGAATAGAAGCCATGAAAGTTGAAGCAGAAAAAGCCAAAGAAAAAGATGAAACAAAATATATCCACCAATGGTGATAAATGGCAACTTCAGAATTACAAGCTATTGCCGTAGATATGACTAGTGGCCCACAGAGGATGGTTAGGCCTGTTTTGGCTGGAGACTTTATCCCAAACAATAATCAGTCTGGCATGCAGTTTCAGATGTTCATGAGAACTACTGGAGATTGGTGGTGTAATATCAATGGCCACAAAACATGGTTAAAAATATTTGAGGTATAATTATGACAACACCTATATATTACGATCCAAACGTACATTTTTGGCAAGATGGTATTAATGAAGGTATATATCCTGGTAATGATGACTATGTTTATGGCCTCCCTTACGGCGATAATTCCCAATATGGAGCTTTCCCCCTTGGTCCTGATGGATATTCTGCTTTCGGCCACCAATCAAGTGATGTCCCTGACTGGTATTATCCTGGTTATGGGAGAGTTCCACCCCCTGAAGGGTATTCTTATGAGGGCAGTGATCCTGATGGTGACGGTTGGAATTATGGTGTTTACAATGATGTTTTTGGTGAAAAGAATGCCAGAGAACACTCAGCCATGAGAGAGCATAACATAAATATGCGTAACAAAAAATATGCTCTAGAGCACACCAAGCGAAACTTTGGAGATGGGGTGTGGAGAACACAGGCTGAATGGGATGCTTTGCCATCTTCTAATTTAGGCACTGCCCAAGAAATCGCAGATAATCTACAAAACACCCAGAATCGGCTTGATGCCTGGCATCGCTGGTTTCGTGATCGTGGAAAGAAACCCCCAATTAACCTCCCCCCAGGTATGCCCGATTCTCGGACAGATCCAGACCAAAATCTTTATGAAGATTATGATTATGGCACTTCTAGAAGTCATAGAAACAACCAATTATTTGGCGGTGGAGGCACTTCCTTTGCATCTCAATCATCTTCAGTTCCAATAAGCCCCGATCTTCCATCACCGAGCGTTTCTTCCCAATTTGCCTACAATAGATCAAATAACTCATCCTCCTCTAATTGGCGTGACTTGTCAGGGGTATCAAGAAATAGAGCAAGGATGGCTACACAGAGAGCGGAAAGTCTTGCCCGGCGAAGCTGATTAATAGATGAGTTTGCTTATTTAAGAAATTACGCTGGCAAACAGTTCGCTGGCTATCAATACTAACAAAGGAGGAAAGTAAAATGGAAGATAGATACCAAAGCACCGGAGACTCTGATTCGTATCTGAACTATATGAATAGTAATGGCAGTTCGGATAACGGCTACGGTGAGTTAGCTGATGCTCCACCTGACGATTACCAGTATGAAACTCCAGAAGATGTGTATAATTTTGGTCGTATGCGGATTCGTCAGCAAATGTCTTCTTTGAGAGCTATAGGAGCTGCTCCTGTAGCAAAGAATGCTGATTATATCTCTGCATTAGGAGGTCAACTCAAAGGTTGGAGGCATTATAACGCTGCCAAGGACCAAGCTCAGTCTCAGTATCAGCAGCGGATGACCCTTTACCGGAGAAACCTACGAGACCTTGAAGAGCGGTATAAGTATCAGTTCCCTATTACTGATATTGTATAGGGAGGTTTCTGATGGCTACGCTTGAAGACCTTCTTGTTCAATCAAATCAGAGTTCACCGATACAACCACTTCGTAGTACTACTCTGTCCGAAACCTATGGTCAAGACTCTACTTCTAATCCAGAAGACGGTACATATGAATGGGATACCCCTGACGCTATTTATGATTTCGGGAAGATGAGGTTAGGACAGCAGCAGAATGAATTACGTGCTGCTGGCCCTAGTCCTGTTATGGATGCTGTATGGAAGAAAGACATAAGGTCAAGTGGTGGATCTGGTGGTCAGGTTTTTAGGGACTATTCTGACGAAACATTTGCCTACCAGCAACGATTAGTCGAAGCTCGCAAACGTCTTGCAAAACAGCAGCAAGATCAGCAAAATAGATTACTGCAGGAACGTGAAAGTTCTTTGGCTTCAAGAATCCAGTACCAGTATCCTATTACCGATATAGTATAAATATCATGGCAAAGAAACCAACAAAGAAAGATGCAATAGCTAAGGTCCCTCTTGGCGAAGTATCATTGCGAGATTCAAATTGGACGGGCGGAGTTGGACAAGCTAGTTCTAAAGGGATCGGTCATGCTGCTTATGGCAATCTAGCTGATATACTTACCAAGTGGGAAGAAGAAGCCAGCACACCATCATCTACGGCCCCCACTCCAAATACTGATGAGCCTACCGCTACTGCATCAGAGATTACTACCACTGGATCAGTAGCTACCGCAGATATACCAGTAGTGGCAACAGAGATAGCAGTATTAGAAGCTGACCTTGGCTACGCTCCAGATGATGTAGACATACCATGTGCAGCTGCACGAACAGCAATACTTAACGCAACACGTTCACTGGCAGAATATAATTTTAGGAGAGCAGAAGACGCTTTAGGGGTTGCTTCTATTTATGGTGCATCTACTGGACAGATAGCTAAATACATTGAGCTACTCACTAAGTTAGGAAAGGATATCGAGGCTGGTATAGTTGCCGGGGAACACGAATATCTACAGGGGAAAATTGCTGAAGCACAGGTTAAAGCTAATATTGTTAGTGGTAAACTCAGCCCACGTGCGTCTTTAATGAGTAGTATTATCTCTGACCGAATGAAAGCATTCGTTAGCAACTCTGAGCATATACAGGAGAAATATGTACGTAACGCTAATGTAACCACTCAAGTATCAATGTCTAACGCAGATAATGCGGCAAAGATAAGGGCTAGTTATAATAGTTTTCTTGCTTCTATCTATGGTTCACAAACCAGTGAGAATCGGGGATTGGCAAGTATCTTGTCTTCAGCATTATCACAAATGGGAGAACCTGGCATAAGCTGGGTATATATAGACTAATGCCAGATTTTATGGAACAATTCGGATTAGATCGGCTATATAACCAGCAGTCATCCTCTTCTTCGGAATACAACGCTTCCCCCAGTCAAACTCCTGAACCCAATCCACTTGATCCATTTAATGCAGGTATAGACGCTACTATAGGATCAATGGGTCTTGAACCTTCTGCTCGTGGAGAGATGAACCAGCGACTTCAAGCTCTAATCCAAGCCAAGGCACAAAAAGACTATGTTGCTAAACAGCAGTTACTTGGAGCAACAGGTTCTGCGGATGCTCCAGCAAAAACCAATGCAACCCCTCCAAAGACGAATAATAAAACTAAGCCAACGGGATCTGGGAATAGTCTCCCTGGAGAGCTTACAGCTGAAGAATTGTTGATGAGGACAAGAGAGCCAAAGTCAGATGAGTATTGGGCTAATTATTATAATAATATTAGTACTCTATCAACGGAAGGATTTGGTCCTGGTTCAATAAGCGAGGGTACGGCCCCAGTACAGATGTGGGCATCCGACAAATCTGAAGAGGATATAAGAGAAACTCTCAAAACTAAATTTGGGGATGCAGTAACATTATCTTCTATGGTAGTTGGGCCAGACGGAAAGCCTATTCTCAATGTAGAAGTAGCTGATGGGGCAACTTTTCTTAATGCAAAAGAAGAAACTTTAGATAGCGGAGAAGCTATCCTTCCCAAGTCAAATGTTCTTTTTAAGATAAAAACTGACCCTGAAGCATTAGCCCAGATGTCCAGTGCATTCCCCGAATATGAATTTGCACGTCAGAAGACAGACAAAGAACAAGCGTTTCTCGAAAAGAATCTACAACTTCAGAAACAAACAAAGAAGTTGGAGCAAGGCAGAGTTGATAGACTTGAGTTAGCCCAGAAAGCATTAGATGTATCTCCCAACGTTGCGATGAGAATGGAAGATCAGGGATGGGGAAAGGCAGCGATGAATAAGGTAAGTACCCTTACTAAAGAAATAACTGAGTTAGAGACAGGATTAACCGCAAACGAGAAAGCATCGGAAGGGTTAGTTACTGATAGCCCTGCATCTGGATATGTGATATTCAAAGGGAAAAAGGTTCCAGCGTCATATATTGAAAACATACTCCAGAACATGATGAAAGATGATTCAGACAACGAAAAAATCCTTAAACGGAAAAAGGCAGAGAAGAAGGCTCTTACCAATGCCAGTAGCAATGTAGGGATAACCCAGGAATGGCAGGAAACTCTTTCCAGAGAAAAAGATGATCTTGCGAAAATACATTCTACCCTTAGAGACATCAAAGCTGAAGAATTGAGCATGGTAAATAATCACTATATGCTCCCAGAGAAGACCCGAAGAGAGATGGCAGTTCCGTACAATAATTCGATCAATGAAGTTGGACAGATTATAGAGAATGATTCTCAGCTTGAAACTTATAAAGCAACTGTAGCTGATCTAAAAAAACAAATGGGGATAGCGAAAGACGATAGTGACATTTCAGTATTCTTAAGGGGGATGGGATATGCAGAAGGATCTAATCCAATGGATCGAGATTCGATACAAGCTGCTCTCTATGCAACACTCTGGCAAGGAAAGAGCATTACCACAGAACTATTAAATGGTACAGTGTCATATCTTCGTTCTGACAAAAGAGCAGATCTTAAGGCGTTAAGGAAGATGATAAACTCAGGAGTAGGAATGAATCCTACCCAGTCAGAGGAAGATGAAGAAGGAAACGTGGTTATAACCCCATCTCTATTTGAAGCCAAGCTAAATGGCATGGTTTCAGAAATGCCAGAAAAGGATAGAGAATTTGCGAAGAAAAACATACTATTCGCCATTTCACCTCAAGCAGCACCAATAGTAGCAGCTTGGAAATTCAATGAGATGTCTCCTGAAGACAAAACCTCCGCAATAGAGAAGGCAATGCAAGCTGGGAAGAAGTCTTTAGCAATGAAGCAAATTCTTAATACTACTGCCCTGGGCAAGTTTTATGGATGGAATACTACAAGCAATTCTATCCTTGACGACTTAAAAAACAAGATTACCAGTACCTATAGATAATGAATGAAAGCCTGCGAAACAATCCTTTTGAGGCATTTGACTGGCTTAGTGAAGAACCAGAAGCACCAGTTAAAGCTAAAGAATATGTCACTCAATCTCAATCTGTAGATGAGGCATACGAAGCATTCGATTGGCTTACCGAAGAAGAATCCCCTGTAGCATCACCAGCACTTAACCAGTCTCAATCTACAGACGAAGCATACGAAGCCTTTGATTGGCTGGACACTAGCTCTCCTCCCCCAGTACAGGAACAACCCACTCCCCCTGAGTATGCCGTTAAACCGCCTGAGATGCCCGCAGACGAGACTTTAGCTGTTGATGGTGTACCGAGTCCACGAAATCCTTTCGATGCTCCATTTGCACTTGCTCTTGATACCGGGGAAACTCCAGCACCCACTACTTCTGGCCCTGGAATAACATCCACAGAGCCATTCGTGCCTCCACAAAGTACTATGCCACCTGAGATGGATGAAGCGTTGAGGGCGCAATACGGGAAGAGGGAAGAGGGGTTACCATTGCCTGGGATTGGGGCGTTACTTGCCCCTGTTGAGACTTTAGGGGTTGAAGGTGTACCGATTGATGGTATTCCCTCCCAGCCCATGACAGTAGAGCAGGGGGGTCCGTTTGGTGGCATGATGCCCGGCGGGGGCATTGGAGATCCAGTGCCTATCGAACAACCCGGATTACCATTACCGGGGATTGGAGATACAGCGGAGATGGCTTGGGAGATAGCGAACCAAGCATTTGAAAAAACTTTGGGGATAAGCCCTAAACAAGAACTAAAGGCGGTAACAGATTATGGCAAATGGCTATATGATACACCGAAGAGGGTTAAAGAATACGTTACGACCCCTGGTGTACAACGTGACGCTCCTGATAGGAGCAGAATGGGTCTGATAAATGATGAACTTCAGGCCGCGGGTGATTGGATTGGGACTTTTGGGCAACAACTGCGTGAAGAACCCGACAAACCGTGGAGAGTGTTTAATCTAGACTCTAAAGAGGGTAAGAAACTGGTTGAAGTAGATAGAATCCTCTCGGAGTCACTTACTATCCCCATGCTCGGCACACCCCTTGAGGCGGCAGAATCAATCGGGATTGCATATATGTATATGGGTGGGAAACCAGCCATCAAAACCCTGAAGAATATAAGTTTTAAGAGTCCGAAGCAAACCTTTCAGGATATCAAGTGGGCAATGGACTTCAAGGGTGTGTGGCAAAATGCTAGAAATCTTGGGCCGGACATACGTCATGGTGCGTTTAAAGACGCAATGTTCATACATAATAACTTCCCTAATAAACTTTCTGCCGACAGAGTTAAGTATATTCAGAATCGAGGGAGAGGTCGACCGGGGCCACCCCTTACCGCTCAAGATCAACGGATGATAGAACTATTTAAAAAGTATCCTGAGAGCGCAAATTATTGGACAAAGAACGGATTTAAACGCCCCTCTGTTATTCAATCCATCCTCCACCAGAAACTTGCTCTACCAGTTGACCCCAAAAAAGAAAGTTTTGAGACTACAGCCCGACAACAGACCACGTTTGTCGATCCAGATGCAAATAAAACTCCTAAGAAAATTACTGTCGCACATCGTATTCCTTCCCCCAGTGAGGGGCAGTTAAAGGATAGGATAGACAGGATTGGAGACCAGATAGTCAAGCTGGGTGGATTTGATGCTCCCCAAACTCCACAACTTACCCAACTTACAGGGCAATTATCACAGGCCCAAACTGAACTCGCCAAAGTAGTCAATACCTCTGAGCTAGAAGCTAATCCTACAGTAGAGAGTGTTAGTGAGAAGATGATGCGTAATGAAACTCTAAATCTGAATGAACAGCAGGTCCGGGCTAATAATGCCGAGAAGGTCGAGGAGTTACTCCAAGCACAAGCAATAGCCCCAGGAATCCCCATAAAGCCCCCTAATGCGCCCGCTACGGAGTTAAGTGGCTCAACCCCACCCATCCCCCCCACCGACCAAGTGGTTGTGGGTGGAGATATGGGGGTTGGGGCTAAAGCAGTTACCGATGGAACACGTGTTCAACCAACAGAATTAGACCTTGGGAAACAAATAGCTGCCCTCGTTAAAGACCCTCGTAACATAACCAAAGAAGAGTGGAAGAGTCCTGAACTGAATAAGCTATATAACGAGTTAGACCCCGAAGTATGGGAAGGGGCAAAGACTACGGCATTAGCAATCAAGGAAGAGTCTGGGGATATCCCTTCGAGGTTTAATGTCCCACCAGATGGAGTAAGTGCTACCCAAGATATCCCCACCGACCCTTTCACAAAGTTTGGATTCAAGGATCATGTCAAAGCAGTTGATGTAAAAGAGAACAAGAAGGAACTCACGAAGATATTAGAAGGTATTGGAGAAAAGTTCAATAGTACAGGTCCACCAAGCTCTGCTGCAATTGCTAGAAAAATTAATAAGTTTCGTAAGTCTCTTCCAGAAGAGAAGTACCCTGCCTCGTCAGACCTGGCAAGAGATACAGAAGTCCTACCACATGAGATTGTAGGGATAGCCAAAGACATGCTCAAGACCCAGGCGAGTCAGGCTGGAGTAGCAATGGACCTGAGAAAAACTGGCCCAGACTTAACAAGGGTAAACGTAAGGGTTGCATTAAAAGACATTATCGCCAATAAAGATAAGGCTACGAAACCATATACCGAGGACGTACTTAACCTTATTCGTGGCAAGATATACGAATCAAGAGGACTGGCTGAAGAGGTAGACTTCGGAGAAGTAAAACAAAAGGAGAAAGCACCGTATATCCCGTTTGTACCACAGCCAGGGATAGACCCAAAATCATTGAGTCCTGCTCTAGATATTGCTATGGAGAATCCGATGATTGGAAAAGGTGGATTGCGTACTGTTGGAAGTAAAGGAGAATACGATACTTTGCCAAGTGCCATAGACTTAGGAGATTTTGGTCCCAAAGTCTATGGAGGAACAACGAAACCGGATCAGTTGGCAATGATGCTTGTGCATGCTAAACTTTTGGATGACGGAGATACAAGCAAGATGGGGGAATTACTCAAGAGAGAATATGCAGCAGTAAAGGCACAAAGGGCATACAATAAAGAACGAGAAGATTATGGGTTTGAATATGACGAATGGATACAAAACCGAAGCTACGACATAACTGGGGATAAGCTAAAAGTTGGGGATGAATTTAAGATATTCGGAGCGGACAACAAAGTCATAAAAGAAAGCGAACAAGCGGTACAGATAAAGGATGAAAACGGACGTACAACTTGGTTACCGTTTGAAGGGGAAGAAGGGAAAATCAGGATAGACAAGGGATCGTTGATATCCCCAGAAAAGCCAGTGGCTAAGCCCGCAGTATCTAAAGCTCCACCTGGAGAACTGGATCTGGGAGTAGAAAAAGAAGATATAACAAAAGTCATTGACCAGAAAGCCGATGAATTAGTAGATGCTGCTAGTAAAGCTGGGATAGAATTGAATCTTACCGAAGCAAGAAAACAAGCTGCAACTATTATTGGGAGACAACAAGCATCTCGTCAAACCAAAGAAACAGGTCCAGTCTCTAAACAAGGCAGTTTGAATATGGGAACGGATGATTTGCCGTTGTTTGGTAAACCCCCTACCCAAGTACCGCCTGTTGAGGGGGGAGTTACTAAGCCTGTTGAAATGTATCACGCTACTGAAACCTCTGGGCCTTTGCAGATTTCTGATAGGAATCTTCAACATAACAAATATGGGAAAGGACTTAGTGTTACACCACACCAAGATCTTGCTGGAAGATATGCGGAGGGACAAGAAGCGGGATCAGTACGAAAAGTAAATGTAGATACTGGTAAGGTATTCCAATTAGACCCCAAGCCACCCACTATATTAGATTTAGGGCAAGAGGCTGTTCCCACTGGTGGATTTGATAAAGATGGCAAGACTCAATTCGCCTGGAAAAAACGGACATTAGCAAGTGAAGACCACCCTGATCGAGTAAGTTATAGTGATTTCCTACGCACAGAGAAGGACCAATTCGGAGACAACCCACTGTTGCCCCAAATTACTAAACTTGGATTATCGAAAAAAGACCTCCAGGGATTAGACTACTCAAATAATCGTGCATTATGGGACTCTATGGTTAAACACTTTGAGAAGCAGGGGGAAAAAATACCAGCCGAAAAAGCAAGGCAAGTGATAGAAGCATTGGGATACGATTCCATATACCACAACCAGGGGAAGGATGAGTATTACAATGTATTCAAATTAGATAAGGTAAAACCCCTCACCCCCCAAACCACCACAAAGCCCACAGACATCACGGAGGGGTCACGGAGGTTGGATCAAGCCCCCACCACCCCCCTTGCTCAAGAAGCCCTGAACAGCCTTAATCCTACTGGTACGGTATTTGCAAAATAATCTCCACAGGAGCGTATGGAAGCTGAATTAG